CCCCGTCCACGGAGTATTCCCTGGAGCCTACGAGAACGACTTTGGCGACCACCCAGATCGGTTCCGAAAGCACCCCTTCCTAGAATACGCCCAGAATGCACGCCGCTCTGACACTCGGGATGGCGGTGCCTACGGACCGTGGGCCTTCTATCGCGACCGCGCTATCGAGGCTGGTCTCTACCCCGAGGGCAACCCACCGGGAACATACGGTGATCGAGAGTTCGTCGAGCGACTGCGCGGAATCGGCGTGCGCCACATCACAGCGCTCGACTCCATCGTCTACCACTTCAAGGAAGGCGAGATGGAGGAGGTCGAAGCGTGAGCCGCTACTCCCTCCTCAAGGCATTGCGCTTCCCCGACAGACTCGCCGGCATCGAGAGTGGAACAGCCACGGCCCCGGTCCACGTCCAGATCATCCTCTCGGATCTGTGCAACCAGGCGTGTCACTTCTGCGCGTACCGAGACCCGTCCTACACGTCCTCCAAGCTCTTCCACATCGAGGGGAACTACAACCCGAAGCGCTTCCTCCCCTTCGAGAAGCTGATCGAGGTCCTCGATGACTGCGTCGCGATGGGCGTGCGCGCGATCCAGTACACGGGAGGTGGCGAACCTACGGTCTACCCGCGCTTCCAGGAGGCGATCGACGCCACCGTGGCGCGCGGCCTCTCATGGGCGCTCGTCACGAACGGCGTCCTCTCACGGAACCGTGACTTCTCCACCGCGACATGGATTCGCGTCTCACTAGACGCCGCAAACGCCGCGACCTACTCCCGCATCCGTAGCGTCCCGCAGGACCACTTCGCCAAGGCGTGCCAGACGATCAAACGCTACGGCTGCGGGGTGGGCTTCGTCGTCACGCCGGAGAACTGGGGCGAGATCGTCCCCGCGACGGAACTCGCCCGCTCCATTGGCGCATCGAACATCCGCATCGGTGCCCAGTTCTCATCCGAGAATTCGGCCCTGTTCGACGGGTTCCGCTCCCAAGCCTCCGCGCTCGCGAAGGAAGCCGAGTCCCTGTCGGAGCCCGGCTTCGAGGTCGTGAACCGCTTCGACGAGAAGCTCGCCGAACTGGACGATGGATCGCCCGAGTACGATCGCTGCGGCTACCAATACTTCACGACCTACATCGGAGCGGACCAGAACCTCTACCGCTGCTGCGTCTACGCCTACAACCCGCACGGCTTGATCGGCTCGATCCGTGACCGCAGGTTCCGCGACGTCTGGCCCGAGGCGCACGCCGCGTTCCGATCCTTCAGCGCCAAGGGTTGTGAGCGATGCCAATTCCAGTCGATCAACCGCGCGATCAACGACGTGCTGACGCCCGACCCATCGGCGGCGTTCGTATGATCTCCCTCGTCATGCCCTACTGGAAGAGACGCGAGCCCGCGCTGCGAGCGCTCGATCTACTCGAGCAGCACTACCGAGACCTCGACCTCGAAGTCATCATCGTCGATGACGGCTCGCCGGAGTCCGACTCACTCATCGGGATGCGCTCCTACGACATCCCCGTCTCCGTGATCCGCCTGCCAGTCAAGGACCAGCCCAAGAACCCATGCGTCCCGATCAACGTCGGTGTGCGTGCTTCCCGAGGAGAGATCGTCGCGCTCTCCAACCCCGAGATTCTCCACGAGACGCCCGTCCTCGGCGCCATGCGCGACGAGCTCGAAACTCTCGGAGAGAAGGGCTATGTACTCGCTGCTTGCTGGTGCCCTGAAGAGAACCTGTGGCATTGCCATAGTTCTGTGTCTGTCAACCGTCCTGACGGTACTCGGGTGGTTCCTGGTACTGGGTATCATTTTCTGGGCATGCTTCGACGATCCCTCTTTGAGGCCGCGGGCGGGTTCGATGAGGAGTACCGGGAAGGAACCGGGTGGGACGATCCTGATTGGGTCAACCGGCTCGTGCGCGCCGGAGCGAGATTCCGCATCCGAGACGACCTCGTTGTGAAGCACCCCAAGACCGGAGCGCAGACCCACTGGGTCGAGGACCGAGACAAGAACCGCGCTCTCTACAACGTGAAGTGGCCCCGACTCCCGGAGATGCAATGCTGACCGTCGTCTGCGTGAAGTCGAAGCCCGCCTACGACCACGCCTACGTCAACCGTCTCCACCGCGCCGTCGAGCGCTCGCTCACGATCCCTCACCGCTTCGTGTGCTTCACCGACGACGCCGAAGGAATCCGATGCGCGACGAAGCCACTCCCGGCAGGACACCGCAAGGGCTGGTACTCCAAGCTCGCGCTGCACCGCCCGGGACTTCTCACGACGCCGGTCTTGTACCTGGACCTCGATACCCTCATCGTCGATTCGCTCGATTTCGTCCAGTCCTACAGCGGCGAATTCTCTATCTTGAGGGACTTCTATCGTCCCGATGGGTACGGCTCTGGTGTGATGATCTGGAACAAGCCCCAGCCCCAGGTGTGGGAGCGCTGGATCTCTGAGGGACGGCCCGAGCATCCACTCGGGGACCAAGGGTGGATGGAGGAGTGCGTGCCGAACGCGGACCGGCTCCAAGACGTGTGGCCGGGAAAGTTCGTGTCGTACAAGGTCCATTGCCAAGGTGGTCTACCGCCCGATGCGGCGGTGTGCTGCTTCCACGGATTCCCAAAGCCCCACGACTTCCCCGTCGGCCACTGGGTCGAGGAGACGTGGACGGGCGCTGGAGTGACGGCGTGAACGACCTCGCCCTCGTCGCCAAGCTCGTCGCGGACCTGGACTACGTCCGCTCGACGCGACGCCTCGAACACTACACACCGTATCCGTATCAGGTCGCGTTCCACAACGCGATCGGGAAGGACACCCGCACCCCGGCGAAGCAGCGTCTCCTCATGTGCGGGAACAAGGTCGGCAAGACATTCTGCTCCGCGATGGAGGTTGCGATCCATGCGACGGGGCTCTACCCGACGTGGTGGCGTGGTACGCGATTCCTCTACGCCCCCGAGATTCTCGTCTGCGGCCTCACCAACGACTCCGTGCGTGACCTCGGTCAGCGGGAACTCCTCGGTGATCCAACAGACGAGAAGGCGCTTGGCACCGGCACGATACCCAAGCGCTGCGTCGGCAAGCGCCGGAGCAAGACCGGCGTGCCCAACGCCTACGACTCCGTGCGCGTGCTGCATGTCTCGGGACAGTGGTCGCGCGTCTACTTCCGAGCCTACGAGCAGGGCTGGAAGAAGTTCCAAGGGATAGCGTTCGACGCATCGTGGCCCGACGAGGAACCGCCCGCAGATATTTGGTCTCAGCTCCTCCGCGCGTCGCTCCTGCGCGAGAACGCAATCATCTTCTGCTCGATGACGCCAGAAGAGGGGATGACCGAGACCGTGACGTCGTTCATGGAGTCCCTCCGCAAAGGCCAAGCCCTCCTCACCGCGACCTGGGACGACGCTCCACACCTCACACCCGACATCAAGGAACAGCGCCTCTCGGCGCTCCGCCCCCACGAACGCGAGATGCGCTCGAAGGGGATACCGCTACAAGGCGCCGGCCTGATCTACCCGATCTCGGACGAGGACCTCCTCATCGACCCGATCGAGATACCGCGCCACTGGCCGCAGGGAATCGGTATCGACTTCGGCATCTCGACGCAGCATCCGTTCAGCGCCGCGAAGTGCGCCCTCGATCGCGACACCGGGACGTTCTACGTCACCGCGGAGTACCAGACCACCGACGACAAGGCCGCCGTCCACGCCGACGCTCTCCAGGCATGGGGGAAGTGGGTTCCAGTGTGCTGGCCCCATGACGGGCTGAACCGCGAGAAGGGCTCGGGCGATGAACTCCACAATATATACCGCTCGAAGGGGATGAACCTACTCCCGTGGAAAGCGACGAATCCACCATCCATCGGTCAGATCGAAGGCGAGGGCGGGAACTCCGTAGAAGCATCGGTTCTCGGTGTCCTCGACGACATGTACGCCAAGCGCTTCCGTGTATTCCGCACCTGCACCACGTTCTTCAAGGAAAAGCGCATGTACCACCGCGACCTCAAGGGCAAGATCGTCCGCATGCACGAGGACTTGCTCTGCGCGGTGCGCTACGCCCACATGATGAAGCGCCACTTCCGCACAGAGAGCGTGCGGCCTGCGCGCCAGACCGTCCGTGAAGGACTACGCCAATGGTAGCGAAGACGATGGAGTCCGAAGCGAAGCTCGGGATCGTTGCCCCGGCGCGCAGCGCTGACGCGGAATCCGACGACGACGTCAAGGCCACGGCCAAGGAACGCCGCATCACGAAGAAGGACTGGGCCAAGGTCGAGTCATTCCTCAAGGAAGAGTTGCTCGACCGAAAGACCTCCGACTTTCGTAAGATGGCCGAGCGGAAGTGGAAGGAGGTTGATCGCCAGATCGAGATGGAGCCGCTCATCAAGGTCTCCCGCGACGGCGCCGAGCCCGACATGGGCTGGCACAACGTCATCGAGCTGGGAGAACTCTCCAAGGCGTCGGAGAACATCGCGGCCGACATCCGGCGCATCGTCTTCCCGCAATCCCGATTCTGGAACGAGCCGCACGCCGACATCGACGACTCGCTACCCCTGAACCCGATGGGACAGAAGGACAAGAACCCGAAACTCCAGGAGTCGGTCAACGGCCGCGTGCGCGCCTTCATGTCCCAGCAGCACGAGGACTTCGGCCTGAAGGACCGGGTCGAACTCTCGATCAAGGAGGCGCTGCACCACGGCTCCTTCGTCGTCGAGGCGGACTGGTCGGAGCAGGAGTTGATCTTCGGAGGCACGAAGACGAAGACCATGGGCTCGCCCGTGTGGATACCCCACTCCATGTGGAACTGCTACCCCGACCCGTCCTCCTCCGTCATCGGAACGAATATGTTCTACGAGGGCTCGATGTTCGTCGAGTCCTACATGCCTCGCCACAAGACCGAGCGGCTCGTTAAGAACTCAAAAGATGACGGCTGGATGCCTTCTCAGTGGAAGAAGGTCTCGAAGGACACCCACGTCGTCAAGGACCAGAAGACCAAGGACGTGAAGCTCACTACCTTCGTCGGCGACATCAACATCGAGCGCGCGGACGGGGACCTCTACTTCCCTAACCACAAAGCGATCCTTGCGAACGGGACCATCGTCTACATGGCGCCGTCCAAGCTCCCGCACTCGCCCTACATCTACAAGGGGTACGAGCGCTTCGACGTGCGCGACCCGTACTACCTCTCGCCGATCATCAAGCAATCGCCGATGCAGAAAATGGCGACGATGCTCGGGAACAAGATCATGGACGGGGTCGAGCTCCAGATCGAACCCCCGATCGTCTACGACGGAAACGACCCGGACTTCGTAGTGAACGGCGGGCCAATCGTCGCCCCGGGCTCCAAGACCTCGACCAAGGGATCGAACGCATTCTCCCAGGTCCAGATCGGGGATCTCCGCACCGCGCTGGAGATGTTCCAACTCTGCCTGAACGACATGAAGGAGAAGCTCGGACGACCCGGCAAGCCCGTCGGCGACCGCGCCACCGCGCGCGAGGTCCAGAAGTCCGAGCAGGACCAGGAGGCATCGCTGATCGGATTCATCGACAAGCTCGAGATCGCGCTGCGCTCCTTCCTCTACATGCAGCACAAGCTCAACCTCGACAACCTCGACGACTACTCCTTCTACTCCCCCGAGATGGACGACCCGGACTTCCTGCGGATCAAGCGCGCGGACTTGCCGAAGGAGATCCACTTCTCCGTCGTCGGAGGGCGTGGCGTGCTGGGCGAGCAGGAGCGTTCCCAGAAAATGTCCATCGCCGCGGCCTTCCTGCTAGGCAACGAACACACCGCAGCGATGCAGGACGGCGTCGCGATCTCGAAGCAGATGTACCAGGACGCCGGGGTGAAGAACCCGGAGCGCCTGCTCGTCGTGCAGGGACAGGAGTCGCCGGAGCAACTCAAGGCCCAACTCGTACAAGCGAAGCAGATAATCCAGAAACTCGGACAGGCGTACCAGAAGGAGAAGGAGAAGTCCGAGGTCAAGATGGCGAAGATCCACGCCGATTCCAGCGCCAAGCACGAGAAGCTCGTCACGGACCACAACGACCGCGTGCAGGAACTCCGAGCCACGATCTCACTGGAACTCGCGAAGCTCGGCGAGGCGAGCAAGCAATCCATCCGAGAACTCAAGGCGGACTTGCTGCGGGACTTGATGGGCCACATGGTCGAGTCCTCGCACAAGAACGCGGATCGTCAGACTCAGGTCATCGTGGATTCGAGCGGGAAGGCTGGCTCCGACATCAGCGAGCACATGAAGGCGCTCACCGACAGCCACGCCGAACTCATCAAGGCGGTGAAGAAGCCCCGCAAGCTCCGTCACACGAAGGGCAAGGACGGCTCGTACACTACCGAGGCACTGGAGTAACCAATGGCACAAGGCGACGTACACGTTTCAGCTAAGTTCGTAGCGAACATGACCCTGACGGGCCTTGCGTCCCTGTGGGCCTCCGATACGATCAAGATGGGGATCATCACCAACGCCCAGACCCCGGGGATCACCGACTCCGACCCGCGCTGGGGTGCAGGCGGAACGCAGAACTACTCAACGGCAGAGGTCACCCCTGGAGGGAATTACTCCGCCGGAGGGATCTCGCTTACGAGCCCAACTAGTACGCTCTCTGGTGCGGTGGCCTCGCTGAACGTCACGAGTCCGATCTCTCTCGCTGCTAACGCATCTAACCCTACGGGTGCGTTCTGGGGAATCTTCTACGACTCGACCGACGCCGGGAAGCACGTCTTCGGGTTCATCGACCTCGGCGGATCGTTGAGCCTCGTCCCCGGACTTCAGATCAATGTCAACGGGGTTAGCTCCGGGACTCAACCTCTCCTACAAGGAACGGCAACATGAGGCATTCCATAGCCGGAAGATCAACCGTCGCGGGCACTTCGGCTCGGGCGATCGCATCGGTGTTCGCCATCGCAGCAGTCGGTCTGAAACTACGAGAAGTCGGAGTGTTCAACACTACCTCCACAGCCGTCGCGGTGTCGCTCGTCCGATTCACCAACGCCACTGGCGTCGGCGCCGGTCTTACCGAAGTAGACTACGACCCCGCAAACCCGGCCCAGGCCACAGGATTCGCGGGCCACACCGCGGATGGTGCCGTTGGGTCCCCTCTACGACAAGCCTCCCTCGGAGCCGCTGTAGGATCGGGGGTCATCTGGACCTTCGGAGACTCCGGCATCCTCGTCCCCGTCGGCACGGCGAATGGCATCGGGATCATCTGTCCCACGGGAACAGGACAGCTCCTCGACTACTACTACGACTGGGATGAGTAAAATTGTTTCCCCGTCCTTCAGCGTCCAGTTCCCGGTGGGGTTGTCGTTCTCCACGACCTTTCCAGCTACGGAGAACCCACTCAGCCAGTCTGGCGCCTGGACCGAGGGCACGATCATGTCTGCGGGCGCCGGCACGAAGACTGCCTGCCAGAGTGCGACTGGCGCATTCGGGACGATGGTGTCGTTCGACGGCACCAACTTCACCGACTCCTGCGCTTGCCTGTCGGGATTCAAGAACGACCAGGAAGTCCTTTGCACTCTCCTCAACAATGCTGCTCCGAACGGTCTGGAGACGGAGATCCTGCTCCGTGCCGACATCACCTCGGCGCATATCTTCCTCTACGAGCTCGACTGCGTTCTCAGCGGAGGAGGGATCAGCTTGGTGCGATGGGACATGACCGTGGCGAGTCCTAACAGCTTCACAGTTCTGCGCGCTCACCCGCCCAACGAGGTCAACTTCCAAGACGGCGATCAGGTCTACGGGAGCATCGTGGGGACGTTGGTGACCTGTAAATACAAGGCTGGGGCGGGGTCGCTCACCACGCTATTCACCTATGACACCGCGAGCGACACGACCAAGTACAGCACGGGGAATCCCGGCATCGGCTTCTGGAACGAGACCGGCTCCTCGGCGAACCAGCCAAAGCTGAAGTGGAAAGACTTCCTGGCTAATCAGCTATGACGATCAGCCACGCCCAAGCTACGATCACGGCTCACAACAACAACCCGAGCACGACGACTCTGAATGTCGTACTTACGAACAATCCTGCTCTGGGCGATCTGGTAGTCGTAGGATTCACATGGGCTGACGGAGCAGGAACAACGCCCACCACACCAACTCTTGTTGACTCGAACAGCAATTCCTACACCCTAACGACGAACTCCCCTTCAGGGGCGCAAGCAGCAACATCTGGATTCGTCTACATCTTCTACCTATTGAGCGCTCCGGCGAACGCCACCAAGACGCTCACGGCGACATATCAAAACACCGGGGCGGGCACCGTCCATGCAGCGATACTGACCGCAGACGACTTCACGGTGACAGGAGGAACGGTCTCGTTCTTTAACGACGCCGCTGGATCAGGGACTACCGGGACAACGATCAACACTCCGTCGATCACACCAAACGCCGCTGGGGATTTCTTGTACTGCCAAGGAAGTTCAGAGAACGCGATCTCGTCGGTAAATTCCCCTTGGACACAAGGGGCGATAGACTCAGACGGCCAAGCAAGCGGGTACATTCTAAGCGCGTCAAGTGGCGCTACGGCTTTGACCATGACCCAAACATCCG